ATTACTTACCTCCTTCTACTTTTATTCCTGCTAGTAATCTCTGACGTAGTTTGGCTTCATCGAGGGACGGCTTATCATCAGCATTACCTCCATCATTTGCTCCAACACCTTTTGGCACATCTTTTGACTCAATCAACTTCTCGATGAACTGCACTTCAGTTTCAAACTTCTTCTCTACTTCGTCTTCAGTCTTACACTCGGACAGTCTTTCTCTAAGCAGTTTCTCAAAACGATGACCTTTCACCTTCTCCTCAATCTTCGCCAACACCTTATCCCTGGTCTCACGTTCTTCAAGTTTCTCCTTCAAGCCTGCAATCTCCGACTCAAGAGCTTTTATCTTCTCATCCTTCTTCACAGCCTCAGCTTTTAGACTTTCATTCTCAGACTTCAGGCTCGCTTCAACTTCTTCCTTCGTCTGAGCCGGAAGCACAGGCTTAACAGCTTGAACTACAGCTTCGACAACAGACTTCAGTTTCTTAACTTCCTCGGATTCCATTGCTTCCTTACGACCTTGCGCTATAAATTCTTCCTTCTTGGCTTCAATCGCTTCCCGTACTTTTTCCTCAAACTCCTTCTCCAAATCATCCTTAATCTCGTCAGACAACTTATCTATCAACTTTTCCCTGATGTCGTCTTCAATCTGCTTTACTAAATCCGGGTAATCCTTTCTCAACTTTTCTACAGTAAGCTCCATCGGTAAACCTCCTTTACTTTCATAACTTGTAATTCCTGCATACTGATTCGATTCTTCAAGAACAGCGTCAATACCCGTGAGTTCATAATCATCCTGGACTACAAACACCGTCCGACCGTTTATCTCCTGGTCTTTCAACGTCCCATATCCTCTAGTGGACATTCCAGGCTTTATCCCCGAACGTAACAACGTTTCAAGCTGGCGTCCTTTTTCCGTCGGTAAAACGTCGGCCTCAAACTTCATGTAGTCCCCTTCCATCCACAGCTTCGTAAACTTCATTGCAATCCCTGAGAGCGAACCAGAACCGTACATCGGATGGTCAAGTTCACCCACAAACTTACCACGGCTTATCTTCCCACGGGCTTTCTCCACTGCTTTATTCAACACACTGGTCGGATACAGTCGGCCATTCTTATTCACGACTCCACCACGACTAGCAACTCCACGTATCTTCATCAGTCTATTCGAGTTGCTCTTCTGCGCCTCTTCAGTCAACTCAATAATCTCAATGTCCTCAAAGACTGCCTCACCTCTTAGAAATCGTCCCTGCTCAACTGTTGCTGTAGTCATGCCATCGCCTCCTTTCGCCTAAATTCTTTCACCTGGTCAAGAACAACTGTACCAATTGCCTGCCACGTCAGCAAATCTCGGCTAAACGGGTCTAACCACGGAGGCAATCGCCTGCACGCCTGTTCAAACTGTCGTGCGGCATCAATTCTAATAGCTGTTCTGCGCCTTACGTCTTCAACAATCTCCGCTGACCTACTCCATGTCAGAGCAGATACAGCATCATCGACGGCATTCCAGTCAAGCGCATGAACAGACTCTAATTCTTCACCCTCCCAATCTTCAAAATCTTTTACATCCGGCTCCGGAATCCCCAACTCCTTAGCCTTCTGTAATTCTCGTCTAACAACAGCTACAGTCGTTCCTACAGCTAACAACCCCAAAGCCTTTGCCAACGTTCGTGGTGCAGGCTTAACATCTAACTTTATCTTTTCAGGACGTTGATAACGAATTCTCAGACTACATTTGCAGTTCGACAAACATTTCGTATTCCCTGCTCTCGGCGTCGTCGGTAACGTCTTGGGCGTAAACGGGCTTCTCATCGCCAAGTCTATACAATCACCACAATGCTCTGCCGAACTCAGTTCCCAGTATACTAACGTCGATTCATTCGGATACCCATCTACTCTACCTGCGTCGAAAATTCCGTCAATACTCTGCACATACATGTCGGCCCTGTCCATATACGACATCTTTCCACGTCCAGCAACTATATCATCAGCAAACTTCCTCAAAAACTTGTAGTCGTGACTTCTTGCCCGTTTCAACCAGCGAAGGTCTTCTTTTGGCAACTTCAGAAAATCCAGACCAGCCGCATCCGTTCCTAATCTATACGCCTTCTCATACCCTGCCTTAAACAATGCCCTGCTTCTTACTATGAACTGGTTCTTCGTAATCTTTCCCTTCTCCAACTGCTGAACCAAATCTCTGAACTCTGCTTTCATCTTCTCCTTGTATCTGTTCCAAGCCATCTTCGCCCTGGGATACACTCGTTTATCGGCTCCAGGCTTCAAGGCTTGCGTGAACGCCGCTACCACATTCTTTTCGTCCGACGTAATCCTCCTACTTCCAATACCTTTCGGACTAACCTTATCTAACGGACGAAAACGGTTCGGGTCATCCAATGCTTTCTTCACCAGCTCAGGGTCGAGGTCGGACACCTTTACTTCAGTAATCGGATTTACTTCATACCAGACTGCACCTACCTTCATAAACATTATACTCTCACCAACTCCCGCTGTGACCTCGTGCCATAACCACGCTGGTCTTCAAGTTTCCAATCAATGAACTCCCTCAGAGCCTCAATTTCTTCACTCAGTCTGTACTTCAGCAACCGCAGTTCTTTATCACTAATGTCTTCACCCACACCAGCAGGCGTGCCTATCGCACTTACAGCAGTCATAATTCTATTATCTACAGACTCTGGCTCTTCGAAATCAGTGACAATATCTTCAATATCATCATCGGACAACTCAAGCAAGTTCTGCAAAATCCAGCGAAGGCTTACTCCAACCTCTCTCCTTAGCACCTTAGCTACATCAGCCTTGAGCTTCTTAACCTGCCACATCCGCAGTTCATCAATCGTGCTAATCACAGGCAACTTCACCGTATATTCTACAGTCGTCGGGTCTATTCCACGAACAGCAAGGACGAAATCAAACAACTTCCTGTACTGCTCGATAATCACCAACTGAATTCTCCGCACACTACGGGCAAACTGTACATCCTGTTCAGTCAGCGTGGCCTTAGCATTCACATCACGTTCAAATCCGAGATACGCCTTCGGAACTTTAATCCCGGCAAATAGTTTATTCTGGAAGAACTCTACGTCTCCTAACTGTCCAAGATTCGTTGCACCCTGTAATACTTTCACATCGGCCTTACTGTTCGACCTTACCCCGACGAACAAATCTTCTTCCATACTAAGCGGATTATACTTCAAATCCATTCTCCCAGTCACGGGGTCAATTATTCTACGTTTCTTCATCATGTCTCTTACTTTATTCAGGTAATCAAGCGTCGGCTGACCAGCTTCTATACCATCTACGTCTATCAAAAATCCGTATCTCTGCTGTGCTCTCGTCAATCTGGCAATAACCAGTGCATCCTCCATCATCGTCAACTGCTTGAACACCTTTCTAACCGGATACAACACAGAACCGTCTACACCGTACTTAGAACGCCTGTTCCTCTTCAACTTAAAGTGCAGAATCTGCCACTCCTTGAACCTGGCTACTACCGTACCTGTATCTGGCCTAATCTGTTCATACGGTGCTTCGGGGTCAAGCCTTCCATACTTGTCCGTCCTAACCACCATTTCTTCAGGCGGCAAGTGCTTCAATCGGTGCACTTCAAGGTCGGGATACACCACTACTTCTTCAAAATTGTCACCATACTTTGCCACGGCTCTAGCAATCGACCACGTTTCAGCATCCAGATTCAACCTATCACGAACTTCGTTCAGTATTTCAACAACCAGATTATCATCCGACACAATCTCTATAACTTCATCCTCGTCCGAGTCACCTTTCGTCGCATTATCAGCATATACGTCAAGCGCCGAATTCAACACCGGGTCTTCGGCATCCATCAAATCGTAATCACGATACTTAGCATGACGACTGTGCTCCAACTGTACCTGCTCTTGATACCATTCCCATGCCCCACCAATCATCGGGCCTACGGTATCATTCACAGACTTCTTTCTCACTTCAGTCGAAGAATCAGTCTCGGGAGGCGTATCATAACCTACAATCTTCTGCAAAGTCGCCGTAATACGGTCAACAATTTGTTCAGTCAGTCTTCGTCTTTTAGCCACATCTTATCCTCCCTTCTCTCACACTTCTCCTTATTATACTATGCAATTACACTGCAATATCACACTCTATTTTATTCTATCATTACGTTTCTCAACACCCTCTCTTAACAACTTTACAACAAAAGCTTCAAATCCCATTTCATTCTTACACTCCAGCAATCGCCGCATTGCAAGACTGTATACTCCTTCATCCATCAGCGTATCAAGCATTGACTCATCTTTCACACGTCTTTCCTCTTCAGACTTTCTACTCAGTGAAGCCACACGGAAAATCTTATCCAGTGAACGAACTACATACCCCAATTCACCTGGATACCCTAGCATCTCAAGCACGACATACGTCAAATCAATCGAGTTATCATAATCACGGTTCTTATCAGCATAAGTCTTCTTCGCCTTCTTCAAAACAGCTTCAAACTGCTCATCACGTTCTTTATGATAATCTGTCATAACACTACCTCCTCACCTTAATATCGGTATTCCCAACTCATCACTTAGCTGTCTATTTTCATTCGGTGCGTATACCTTACCCCTCATTGGCGGTGGTGACGGAATTCGTGGAGTCTCATTCACACAATGATAGCATACACCAGCAACAGCATCACTAACGTCTTTCGTTCCTTTCGGCGGATGGTCGACCTTACCTGTCTTCTCGTTCTTCTCCAAACGAATCGTTTCTTCATACACTATCTCGTAATAATACGCCACCCAACGGTCTTCATTAATCGCATCCTTATACGCCTGATACACTTCCGGATTCGTATCTACACTCAAATAACCGGCCTCAATACCGGAACGTTTCAACTGCTGTTCACTATCTTTCGACTGATACTGGTCGAACGTCACTTTCTTAATACGATAACCATATGACCTCAGTTCATACACCAACTGTCTGATACCAGCAATTTCAATCTCTCCATCGGGCGGAGCTTCGATTCTAAGCATCAAATCCATCCCAATAACGGGCATCCTCATGCTGTATTCTTCACCATCGTTGTTTCTGCGAGTCACTTCAACATAATCCAGTACATGCCCCATTGCCATACCAGCAAACGTTGCAGTCCCTAAGTCAATGTGGATATACCTCGGTCTCGCCTTCTCCTGTGCTAACCTACGTTCAAGCTCAGCCTTCCTTTTCGGGTCAGTCTCAGCTTCAATTTCTTTCTTCAACTTCGGTATCAACAACTTGTTCGGGTCAAGCTGTACACCATCTTGCAGATTCGTCGTCTCGGCAGTAAACGGATGCACCAGACCATACTTCTCACCTTTCTGCATAGCTTCATAAACTTTCCAACGATGAACAATAAACGGCCTAATCGTGAGCGTCGGTCTTCCGGCAAAATCTCGAATAGCGGCATCAATATCTTTTTCAAAATCATTCCTGTACTCAATCGGGATAGACAAAATCTCCTGACCTTCAGCCCTGGCCTTCTCTATTTCTTCGTCCGTCTCCAATATTTTCGAACGAGTCATACTATCACCAAGACTGATGTAGAACCGCTTTCCACTAAAACGTTCCTTCGGCAACGTATCCCACTGAGCATAACGTCTGACAAAAATCGTCGGGTCGCTCTTTGCTTCTTCAATCCTACGCTCAGTGTAGTCTTCAGGATACTTACTGGACGACACTTGTATCAGAATCCCAGGCAACTTCCCCTTCTGCAAGTAACGTGACTTCATTCTTCGAATCAGAGCTTCTTGCAACGTGGTCGCCTTATCATAAACACCACCCGGCTTACCTATTGCACGTTTCGAGTTCTCAACGACTTCCATAAAGTTCACTTCATCCATTACTCCGCCGAATACGTTATACCCGATAACAGACGTCTCTTCCGACGCTACGGGGAACACCCACACATGATTCGGCAGTCGCAGTTCAGACCGGATATTCGGTTCTATCGGGAACATCGTCGTGAAATACGGACTGTTCACCAACTTCGACCGAATACCATGATACACTACTTTCTCAGCATTCCTCTTACTCACCGAAACGTTGATGAAGGCAATCACACTTCCGTCCATCAGACCATACACTTTCTGCGGGTTACGAAAACAACTTACTTCATAAATCATTCTACATATCGCTATTTCGGCAAACGT